TGGCTACTGATGATAGATCTTTAAATGTTTTCATAACCCTCTAGAATTAATTTGCAATATCTAATTTATATTTATATGTTTTATATCCTTTATCTGTTCATATTTTATATTAGTGTTATCAATGAAGACAAAATTACTACTATACACATAATCACCAATGCTTTATAATACATTACAATAGGCGTTTTAAAATATCTCCACCCTATAAACACACATTTATGTACAGGACTTAAAATATAACCAGCATAATCCAATGCAAAAAACCAAGCCAAATATTCTATTCCAAATATTGTAGTAGCAACAACAGTAAGAGCGGCAAATCTGCTACTGCTTCCTAAGAAAAAACTTCCAACAAAACTAATAATAGACATTTCTAATAATCCAAGACCAGCAGAAGTACTAAAAAACTGTATCTCATCTGTATATTCTCTAGCAAAATTACCAAAAATTATAATCAAAGCAAGAAGTCCTATTAATTGCCAATCAACTAATGTTGTAGGATCTGGAATACCCTCTTGTCTATCAGGTTTTAATACAGCAGGCATTATATCAACATCCTCTTCTTTCAATACTACAAACAAATAATATAATACAACACTTAAACATCCTATCAACAACGGCCACACATAACTAAACATTTCCCAATATGACAAACCAAAAGCCGCCATTGGAAGAATGATTGTTTTTTCTAACGGACTCCACAAGTAATAATGATGTGTAGAAAGATAATCAATTATTCCTAATTTTTCTCTACTTTTCTTTTCATCAGAAGATATGGTATCTAAAATTCCTGCTGAAACTGTTACTCTTCCTGGTATAGGAAGCACTCCAGTTAATGCACTAATTAAAGAAACCACTGCACGTTTTGATTTTATACGATTTACTATGAATTGATAGATAGGAAAAAACCAATTATAGTGTTTTGCATATCCAGCAATCACCATAATGCCTGCCAGATAAAATAAATACCATTGATTATTAATCAATAGATTTAATAACGTTGGAAAGACTTCTAATGTCATATCAATTAATTACCCTGTACACTTTCAAACCATCCCGTAATATAATATTTTTCGCCTTGCAATGGAGGCAGGCCTCTATGAAAATGAGTAAAATGTGCTGGCCAAATAAGTGAACGACCAAGAACTGGTTTAATTCTTTTTGATTGATGTAAAAATTCTGTTTCTCCCCCTTCTTCAGGACATTTTATATAAGTCATAAACGCCAACACTCTATTTTGAACATCATGTTGTGCCGCTTCATAATGCCATATATGATATCCTTGTCCCGGTCTTACTTTATGAATTTTAAACGAATAGCTTCGCAAGTTCATATACTGTATATGATATTTTTGTGTATAAGCTAGAAAACATCTTTGAAGATTTTGATAATAATCATTACACAAAGCGTACGGAAGTGATCTATGATAAACAGATGATATTGTTTTGTCTGCAGGAGATGATCCAGGAAAATGAAGAGCTTCGTCTTCTCTCATTATTGATGCTTCTCCATCATCATTAGATGTTGGTTGTTTACCAGCTAAAGTAGATCCAATTGTAAAATTTTTAGTTGAACACCATTCAAACCATTCAACAAATGTATTGCACAATTCTGATGATAACGTATTTTCAAATATTCCAATAAAATCTTCAAACGTATCTTTTTTTTGAATATTTTGTTTCATTATTTTCCTTCAACATGTGTTGTATATGCATTTCTTATTAAATTTCTTGCATATTGAAATGCCATATAATTAAAGTATTTAAATTTTCGTAACCATTGATCATCTTTTTCGTTTTTATCCCTAACTATAAAATCGTATGTTTTTTCTGTTAAGGGAATTAATTGTGCAATTGGAGTACCAGCCTTCATTGTAGCAGATCCTATTGTTTTATTCCAATATCCTTGAACATTAATTTCAGAACTGTAACCAGGATCTAATATTCCCATACAGGCTTCAAAATCAAAATAATCAGTATATGGTACGGGTATCATTAAAAATTTTAATCCGTTCGGCGCCAATATGTGCCAGGGAGTATTTAATTTTAATATAGATGGCGCACTCCAAGGTCGCTTAGGAATATGTTTTGCAACAGTATCAGGTGATTGCGCTTGAATAACATCTTTCCCTAATATCGTATTTACCATCTTATCGGGTAAATTATATTTAAATCCCTCTTTAGAACCTATAATTTCTAAGTCATGCCATGCTGATATAATATATCCAGTTCCAAATAAATGAAAAATTCCTGGACATCTTGTTATATGATGTTGGAGAGCATTACCTTGATTTTTTTGCTGAACAATAAATTCCTTTCGGGCCTCATTAACCCAAGACGGAAAAACTTCTCTTGCTGATCTTATAGGAAATGTTTCTGCTACACCTTCTATAGACGAAAAAAATTCAATAGTCTTCTTGGCCTTCTGTAATAAATTTCACGTTAAAACTTATGTTAAAAGCAATAGAAAGTCGTTCTTTGCTAGATGTATTTGGTTCGATATCATGTGGCACCCATCCTGGAAAAACCACTAAATCTCCATTTTTAGGAGTATAAGACATAACTGATACCCATGGTGCAGTTGCATGACAATTTTCTGTAATGTTGGCTGGATTATAAAAACAAATATCTCCTGTATCTTCTGCTTGCAAATAATAAACAGCGGCATATTGAACCGCTTGATGACTATGTACAACATTTCTACTACCTGGATCATTAATATTTGTCCAATATTGTAAATCTAATTCTCCTTGTTGTTTTAATTTTTTTGCATATGTAGGATCATCAATTGAATAATGTTGCATTACTTGGTCAACAGAATCTTGTAATTCATCAAAAAACCAATCAAAATTATTATATTTAAAACTAGAACGCCAACATCCGTTATTAGTATATCTCATAACATATGGTTCGTTTTTTTTATGCCAGAATGACTGCTCAATTAAATCATTTATTTGTTCTTGTGTTCCAATGTTTTTCACAAAAAGGTCTGCCCTGTGTAATGGAAAAATATCTACTTTTTTCATTTAGTCTCTCCGGAGTTTGTTATAAGCGTTTTTTTGACATCAAAAGAAACTGTTCTACGTTCACCTTCACATGAAAATGGATTTACAGCATGAAAAAGTCTTGATGGAAATAAATAAAAATCACCCACTTCAGGAAAAATTAAGTGACAACCTTCTTCTGCATCTTGAGCATTTCTCATTGAATTATTAATAAAAGTTATCGTACCATCGTAAATATGCTCGATTTCACAGCTTTTAGAGAAGAATTCGTCTGGTAGTTTTAATACTATAATAGCTGATAAATCTGGACCATGACTATGTGGAGGTTGATAATCATGTTTATACATACTATTCACCCAACATTGATCCATAGTTACACTACATTCCTTTAACGGGGCAGGGGAGGATTCAAGTTGATTCAAATTTTCAAAATAGTATAATGCACTATCTAAAAAAACTGATAATATACCTTTTTCTTTTAATGTATCAATTGGTATTTCAAATTGTCTTTTTATATTGTGAGTAAATGGATGTAAGCAGACTGGTGTATCTTTATTATCAATAAGCTCATCTGTTATTTGTAAAAGTTCATGAAATACATCATCTCTTAATTTCCATTTACCTATCGTAGGCCCAAAAGGCTGTATTTTTATCATGGGGCAAACCATTCTTTATCATGCCCGCTCTGATTAACATGCATTGTATTAAAACTTATAACATGTCTTTCGTCATCCTTGGTTTGTACATCTGTTCCATGCTCTAACCAACTTGGAAATATATACAAATGTCCTTCTTGTACTGGAAGAGTTACTTTTACAGCATTAAATCCTGAAACCCCATTATACAACTCACACATTCTATATGGTTCTGTAGGATTCTTGAAAGTTAATCCTACAGAATTTATCGAACATTTTGGATAATATGCACCAGAGACAATGCTTGCAGGATGTCTATGTTCTTTTAAACTTGAATTCCTAGTCATAACACTAAACCAACTATTAACAATTTGTAAGTCTTTTAATCCTATTAGCTCTTTATATTCTTCCAAACATGTATCAAAAGTTTTTTTTAATGATCTAAATTCTGTTTTATCCAATAAACTTACACTAGGATCATATGTACTAAATCCTCCACCATCAAGCAGGGGATGTTTTTTCATTATATTTTCATACATTTTCAAATCTTCTTGAAGAGATTTAATTCCAATTGGAATTTTAAATTCCGCTACTGCTATTGGAAATATGTCATGAAGTTTCATATATTCATTTATAATAATTATAGTTTATAACGATTCTAATTTTTTCATCTGTACAAGATGTTCCAAAATGTCTAGTACTGGCTGGAAATTCAACATACCTATTAGCAACACTTTCTACAATTGAACCATCTTCTTCAAATTTTGTATATCCATTATTAGTATTTACATAAAGAATTGCTGTAGTCCATTGTTCTAATTTCTTTGGTTCATCTTTAATATCACCAATATCAACATGATATGTGCTTGGAATAAATTCAGGTGTTCTAGTAAATAAATGAACTACCATATTTCTTATTGAAATCGGGTTCGTCATTTCTATTAACGGAGTTAAAATATCCTTATTACCCACAGGAGATGTTGGAGTAAAATCTTCGTACAAACAATGAGAAAAATGAAAATATTTGCTATCATCATTAATAAGTTCTTCTTTATCAACAAAGAATCCAACATAATACCACGGAAACGGCTTATTCAGAATGCATTCCTGTAAATTATGAAAATCTTGTTTTGAAAGAAAATTATCAATTAAATTATATGTCATTTAAAATATTCCCCATTTGCCCACGCCGCCACACTATATCTCACTCCTTTTGTAACCTCTGTAACTTCATGAACTATATAAGAAGGAAAAAATGTTGCTATATTAACTTCTTTGGACATGTTTAATGAATTTTTACTTGTAAAGAAAAGTGTTTCACCACCCTCATAATCATTAGATAATGGTATAATTACAGATAGTTTTCTATCTGAATCATGCCCAGACATATCTATATGTTTACTAAAAAAATCACCTGTATCATATTTTAATATAGAAATTTCTTTAACATGTGTGATATTAAAATCATAATTCTTATTTGCTTCATGAGATCCAGAAAGTAATTTATCAAATAATAAATTATGACTTTTATTAATCCACTTAATTTTCGTTTTGCGTTCTAATTGTTGATTATATA